GCTCCGTAGTTTGCGCAGCGCAGTGTTCGTACTCCAATTTCCGAACAGAGGTCGCAGATCGCATAAGCGTGTTCCTCATTCAGATAAATGCAATGGTTTAAAACCAGAGCAATCAAATTGTATTACTACATAATTCTCTGCAATATTAAGCGTTGCTATCCGCTCCCGATTACCGGGTTATGGGCTATAACTCGAGCCCAACGGGGATCTACCTTTAAGATTAGGTACTACTCTCTAGAATTCACTAGATATAACAAAATTGTTTCAAAATTCTTGATGCTGAAAACATCAATGGGCTCCGGCCCTACTTGAACTCTACTACAATAAATGAAGCCATTCGGCTACACTGGTCACATATATTTATTATCCCACCTATGTCCGTAGGTGGTTATTCTTTCTCTAAATTGTCACAATTCTCAGCGAAGTCGTATGAGCGACAGTTCCTGCTGCGAAAGTATCTGTAGTGACAATAGTCAATGCATCTGATCCATTACTCGAGTAAAACGAGGACAGATGTTGAGAAAATTCTCCTGCTTCAGTCACAACTGCTGGCCAATTTTGAATTGACGTCTGATTAAACAATTGTGTTCCATTCTTCTTAATTTGCAACTGACTTGTATCAAACTGATTTGTGGAGGAGAAAACCGCATTATCAGTAACATCTATTAGGTAATTACCTACAGGCAACACAATAGAACCAGCTGTATTAACAGCTGCAATTCCATTGGCATCAGCAGTTGCAAGAGGGACCACTGTAGCAACAGTGGTAGCTCCTCCATTAACTGAAGCTTGTGAAAATTGGGCGACTTGGATGTTAGTTGGTGCAGCTAAAGCAGCTTGCAAAATGGGAATCATCAGTCTCACGCGATATCTAACGTGTAATTCTCCAACTTCAACATTATGAGCAATTCCTTGCGTTGACGCATAAAAATTACCAACATCATAAGTCTTGATATCAGTTCCACCAGGGAGACCACCCGTTCTAATAAAATGGGCATCATTAAGCCTCTTTAGCATCCTTGCAGGAATAACTAAACGCATGTTTTCACTTGGCATGCAATCCACATGAGGCTCAGTGGCTTCAACCTGTTGTTTTGTGGTTGGGGCTCCATCAGCTGCATCAGTATCAAAACTGAAAATAATCTTTCCAATTGTACCATCTGTAGCAAATTCTGAAACTTCTCTCTTATAATAAAACTCAAGATATTCAAACTGATATTTCTCAAAATTCTTGGCGAGAGTTGAAGCCCAAGGAAAGGTTCCTGCTTGTCCAATATTAACAGGAAATTGAACTGGATTGAAATTAGGTGCATTAGCAACTGTAACTCCTCCAATAAGTTCATCTTCTTCAACAATCATCTGCTGACGATTTGTTGTCATATTTCGTGTGCTCCCCTTTCCTGTAAGAGCACTACGCGTTCGGGCCATCCCAGGCCTGATAGGTCCAATCAATCTTGATTGAACATTATGCTGCTTCATCATCTGTTTTCCTTGACGCTTAGACAGCTTAGGGTAACCAAAAGGATCCAATGCGATCTGTTTTGGTCTTTGTTTCTTTGGTTGTTGTTGACGTGTCGCTTTCGCGCCTCCCCCACGTCGAGGTCGGCTTTTCTGTGTCCTATTCGAACTCATTTCGTTTTTATCAGGCTTTGTCATCTTTCTTATACTTCCTGACTTAACACAATTATAAAGGTAGGGCTTCGTGTGATCCACGGTGCAAATGATATCCTTACCTAATTCACAACAACAGATTTTCTCTCCATACCAAGGGGTCCAAAATTGGGGAAAATCTACACTCTGGGGGTATAACAATACCTCATCTCCCAGAAACAACTTACACAAACGTTCATCTGTCAAAATTCCACTCTTTGCCTGAATCCAATCAACATCTTCCGAGCAAATCTCATCAAAATGCTCTAACAACCACTCAATAAATTCTCTAGCGAATTTTCGAAATTGAGTGTCAGACCAGCCTATTTGCAATAAGGCTGCTGCTCGCAATAAAGTAAAAGCAGGTGATTGTTTTTGGGTTTCAGAATAGAGTAAGCTAGTCATCAACTTACCTCTACAATATACAGGAATAGCTCGTCCGAGATAAAAGATAGTATGTGCCGACAAAAAGTCTAAGTCCTCTGCAGGTCTAGGCTCCATACTATCAGTTGTAGTGATTATTCCTATGTCATTCCACGTTGAAATAACAGTGTGGGCATTATAAAAATCATGCGCCCACTCACTAACAGTCCAAGTATTATCATCTCCAACCAGTATTTTTGCTGTGTTGAGTTCAAATTCTAAATAACTTGGTTCTTCAGGACAATTCATTATCCATGCATAAGCTAATAAAGCATATAAAATTAAAGTGTTATCATTAATTGTATTCACTGATCCTGACGGGTTTCCACCCAACTTCATAACCAGTATACCTTCTGGGGTAATTACAAGCGAATTTACCAAATTACGGTAATAATTCTTAATACGCAAGAGATTCTCTGGAGTCTGATCTTCTTTACGCAACATCTTCCAACGAAGTGCTGCACAAGACCACATCAAATATGCTCTCAGAGATGAATCATATTCACTCTCATCTAATGCATAACCTTTCTTAAAGGTCTTTAACTTGCGATACAATCGATCCCAGTTTCCTTTTAGGGGGCTCAT